TATTGAAAGTTTTGCTGGCAGTACTGCTAGGCCTGATCCAAAAGTTTATACAGGCACTCTTATTAAAGGGATTGCTACGATGCATAAAAGTAATGCTGTCCCGATTATTGACAAGAAACAAGCGGAAGAAATAAGTAATATGAGGAGATAAACAGATGAAGCAGGAACGATTATTCAGTTTATCTATTGATGGCAAAGACGATTTTGTTATAATGACAGAAGGTGAAGCCATGTTACTTAAAATAAAAGAAACGGGTGGCACTCGTGGGTTTGAAATGTATGATATGACAGAGCGTTATGGATTTACTCCAGATCAATGGAGAAAAACTAATTATTGGAAAGAGGGCTTGTTGAGAAGTTGCGGACTGGATAAAAGTTATGGATAAAGTTTGGAGTGTAACGATTAAAGGCAAGAACGATTGTGTTATTATGAATGATGCTGAAGCAATGATGATCAAGATGAAATACATGCCTGATATTGAAATGTATGATATGACTACAAAGCATGGTATGAAGCCACAGTATCTACATAAGTTACAGAGAGAAGCAGATACTATGCCTGAAGGCGTTACTTGGACTGGTGATAAACCTCCTAGTGAAACTTGGGTAAAAGGTATAGGTCCAGGGCAATTTGGCGGTGCGGCTCATATGATATGGGAGTTTGAAGACTTAATTAATGCTTGAGCTATTCCTCTTTCTGTTACTGAAACATGCAATATGTGATCTGGGTTTACAGAGGTGGCGACCAGCTCGTTCTAAGATAAATCCTTTTGGTCCTGGAATACAATTACATTGTTTTGATCATGCAATTGGAACAGGCATAGTTTGTAGTCTTTTTGTTAGTCCAGAGTTAGCAGTCCTAATGGCTACTATAGATTACTTTGCACACGGCACTATAGATTGTATTAAAAGTAATCTGTTCAAACTATTTGGTATTGATCATGGAAGTGATCTATACTGGAGTTGGCAAACAGTAGATCAAATACTCCACTATATAACATATTATTACATTGTTGTTATAATCGGAACTTTTTAAAAAAGTTCTTGACATAATTAACATAGTATTATATAAATAAAGAGTAACGTTGAAGCAAACTCAACGCCAGACTGGACTCCGGGGCAGTACCGGACGTCTCCACCATAAACACACGAGGAACAAATACAGGATTTCAAAGAAAAGTGTAGGATATTTTATATCGTTAAAGGTCATCTTAACGTAACTACAGATACAATAGAAAAGTGTTATGATTATTATTTTAGACGTATGTGGAATAATAATGAGGCTTATGTACATGAAGAAGGTTTTGAAGAAGAATACAATCGTGTGTTTATGATGGGGACGAAATAGGATCGACAGTTGGTCAATAGGAATGTGGAGTTATCCCGATGTAAGCTGGGTAACGCGAACAAAACAATAATTGCAAACGATAATATTGCATATGAGGGTTATGCCCTAGCGGCATAGTTACTTTGGGAGGCCACTGCCTAGAAACAGAAGTGTGGCATTTTGTTATATAAGAAGGAAAGACCAAAAATGAAAAGACTACTAATTGCAGTGGCAACTTTAGCCACTCTTTCAACGACAGCAATGGCAGAGGATTTTGATAATCCTACTGTTGTGTTTACGATGAAAACTAAAGACTACTTTATTCAATCACAAAGTCCTCAATCAGGCGCTGATCAATTTACTATTGGTGGCAAAGCAGGACCAATTGATAGTTTATCGCTAACACTAAAAAATAATAGTGACACACAGGACTGGAAAGTTCAAGCTAATAAAAAAGTAAAATCAGGCCCAGCATATGCAGGAGCCAAAGGTGCTTACTGGTGGGGAGACTCCTTTACAGCCAACGAACAAGTTCACTTAACACCATATGTTGGTGTTGCGAAAAAAGTTGGTAAATTTACACCATTCGCAGAAGTTGGAATGACATGGAAATCTACAAGAAATGATGTAATGAATTTTGATAAGAAAGATTCATACATTGACGTAGGTTCTAGTTATGCACTAACAGACGCACTATCACTGAAGCTATCAGTAAAAGACAGCCGTGATACATCTTTCAAATCCAAAGATAATATGGAAGCGAAACTAGGTATCACTGTAAAATTCTAAAACAACGAGTAGGTTAGTTAACTTAACGGAAACCCCATTGTGGAACGATTCATTGCCATTGGCTGTCAAAACCACAATAAGACTTAGCAACCGCGGACAAAGAATACTAACCTACTCCCAATTTTTTAGTTGACAAACCCCTAACATTTTAGTATTATTAATACATGTACAGAGTAACTGCATATTTTAAAAATCACAAAGTCGTACAGACATTTCATGATCTGTATGATGCAATTGATTGGCGTGATGTCGCTGATGCAAATTACCCTGATAAAGTAAATTTTGAAAAAGGAGTATTCTCAATGAGAGAATGGGTTTATAATTGTTGGAATGTAGTAATGGATCACGAGCGTAATCCACTAAGTGCAATCCCCGACTTTAGTACACGGCATATGATCATGCAGGTTTTAGCATGGATGTGGTGTATTGTATTTGGCATTATTGTTAGTAGTATCTATGCTGGCGTAGTAAGTGCAGTCATCCACGTATTGTTATTGGGTGCAATTGCAGTTACAGTAGCAACATTTGAAACTGCTAAACGTAGACCTAGTGTTTTTAGTCTAGACAAAAAATATCATACGCCAAGTCGTTCAAGGAACATGTGGTATAATGGTAAAAAAATTGCACTAGATCCCAATGATAAAGGCGGAGAACACGAATAATGTCCAACTATAAGATCCACAATGAACTTGAATCAATCTATAAAAACTGTCCTGGCATTACAAAATCAGAACTACTGGAACTAGTTAAAACTCGTTTTGGTGTAGATGTGCAGAATCCAACAGAAGATGAGATTGATGAAGCAGTTTTAGAACGATACTTTACTAAAGTATGGCAACCTAAGACAAAGAAATACAAGTATAGTGGATTGAGTATTGTTGATGAGATCAACAATATGAATCTAGATAGTGTACTTGATATTGGCTGTGGTTATAATGAGTTCAAAGGTAAGATTAACAATCTAACTGGTATTGATGCTTATAATAGCAGAGCTGATCATCAAGTAAACTTACTGGACTATAATACAGACAAACAATATGATGCAATCATATGTTTTGGTAGTATTAACTTTGGCAATGTAACAAAGATCATTGCTGAAATGAAAAAGGCAGTAAGTCTAGTTAAACAAGATGGACTAATGTACTTTAGAGTTAACCCTGGTATCCAACATGATGATGAAGAAGCACATTACATTGACTTCTTTGAATGGACTCCAGAATTCATCTTTAACATATCACAAGCCCTAGGCTGTACATTAATTAATATGCGAAAAGATGCAAACAGAATTTATTTTATCCTAAAGAAGGATAAATAAAACTATAGCAACGAGTGTTGCAATACCCCAAAAACTAACGTGAATAACTACAAGCCGAGCGGCACAGGTTCAGATCACTATTTTCACCTGACACTATTGGTCAGGCATTTTAAATCAACAAAAGGAAGAAAAATGAAAAAACTATTAGCAACAGTCGCCTTGGTAGCGACTATGGTGGCAGGATCTGCGTCAGCAGACACACTAACACTTCAGTTTCCAAACGGCCCAGGTAAAGGCGGTACTGCATTCTGGGGTGACAACGTAATGAAAGAGCTTAATGCAAAGCTCGAGAAGCACGGACACAACATTGTGCCTCGTTACCTTCCAGGACAACGTGGTAAGAAGTCCCTTAAAGATTGGGCAAAGACATACATGGATCGTGGTGATACACTTATGATCGCACATGGTGGTAACGGTGAAGGCTTCCTACTTGAAGACGTAGGCGGATTTGATTATCGTAACTATGATCCAGTTGTTGTAATGAACACAAACATTTGGGTTTCTATTAACAAAGACGTTGATTGGAAAAATGGCGTAGTTAAGTTTCCAGCAACAGGCGGTACAGGTTTTGCCGCAGATATCGTATCAGTAGGACTAATGATGTGTGGCCCTGAAATTAATGCCACAGTTGAATCATTCCTAAAGTGTACAAATGAGCGTGTACGTTTTATCCCAGGTTTTAACTCTGGTGGTGAAAAGCGTCAAGCATTCCGTAGAGGACAACTAGACGCAACTCGTGATACTCCACAGACTTCCCTAATGGGTTATGCTAAAGAGTATGCAAGTGGACAAAGTCGTGTATGGTTTGCACACGGTATTGTAGACGGAAAAGGTTCTGTTTACGGTGACGAAAATGCACCAAAAGGCGCACAGTCGTTTAATGAAGTATACGAAGCAGAATGGGGTGTTGCTCCAAGTGGACCAGTATACGAAGCATATAGAACGTTCCAAGGTTATAGAGATGGATTCCAAAAGACAGTTTGGATTGCACCTAACTCTCCTTACAAAGCAGTAATCGATCAAGCAGTACAAGAAATGATTAACGATCCAGAAGCAATGGCTCGTTTGGATAAAAAACTTGGTAAGTTTCCTTGGTTAGCAGGTGATGAAGTTGTTGACTTTTCAGACTACTTGTTCTCACTTATTAAAAGAGAGCGTCTTGAGACACTAGTTATTCTTGCAAATGACGTGTTTAAGTACCAAGATGCATACGTTAAGGAAGAGCTCCTCAAGTAATGGAGTGGATTCTACAATATCCAGTAACCGTGCAGTGGGCAATAATGCTCACTGCCGGCATTCTTTATGGGGGACTGATTGGGTTAATACCTAGTGCAGGCCCTGGTAAAGCAATCATTATGCTCTTTGTCATTGTACAGAGTTTTGATTTTACTGGTGGTAATTATCTATTCGTGTTGTTTAGTATTGCAACAATGGTATCATGTACTATTGGCGATAGTTTTGCAAGTGTACTCTTGGGAATACCAGGGGCATCAGGAGCGGCAAGTACGATGGTGGATGGATTCCCACTAGCGAAGCAGGGTAAGGCAAGTTACGCTCTTAGCTCTGCAATCACAGTAAGCACAATTAATGGTTTATTGTTTGGTGCCCTGGGCATGGCTATTATTCCTTTTTACGGAGCAATATCAGAGTATGTAGGTGTACCGGAAATAGCTGGACTAATAATAGTAGCATTCTGTTTAATATCAGTTGTTACTACAAAGAATACAGGCAGAAGTCTAATTGCTATTGCAATAGGTTTGTTTATCGGATCTATTGGTTATGGCATGATGGGAGAAGTTCGTAACACAGGTGGCTGGGCATATCTTGAAGATGGTGTTCCAGTGGTTATTGTGGCGGCAGGGTTATTTGCCCTTCCTGAATTATATGAAGCTCTTACAACAAAGTATGAAGTTGCAAGGATTTCACGTAAGGAACACAACAAACAAACTTGGGACGGAATCCTAGCAGTCTGGAAACACAAGTATCTAGCCTTTATGGGTGGGTGCATTGGTTTTGTTGTTGGTATCCTACCTGGAACAGGTGGTGGTATTGGTGACTGGACAAGTTATAGTGCAACAGTGGCACTTAACAAGAAAGAGAAAGTAAAGTTTGGAACTGGTAACATCAAAGGTGTTATTGGACCTGAAGGCGCCAACAATGCTGGCAAGATGGGAGGCTTATTGCCTACTATTATGTTTGGTATTCCAGGCGGCAAGGTGTTTGCATTGTTAATGGCCTTATGGTTATATGTAGGCTTTGAAGTTGGCAGTCCATTTATTATGGATGATACACAGTTTATGGATCATCTATTGGGTGGCTACATGTTTGGAACATTCTTTGCGGGTGTACTAATGTTAGTATTCGCAAGATGGTGTTGCAAAATCGTTTACATCAATCCATTATATTGGATCCCTCCGATGTTGGCGTTAACTATTTGGGCAGTTTTGGCAAGTAGATTCTATGCAAGTGTATGGGAAGATTTAACTGTACTGGTAGTATTTGGTATTATTGGTATGATATGTAAGTATGGTAAGTTTAGTAGACCTGCACTACTTATGAGTTATATTTTATTCCCTCGTATTGAAGGATCTTATCTACAGTTGAGCAACGTATTCTTTTATGATGATATTGTTGCAGTATCAACGGCATTAGGTGGAGATTTTAGTTTACTAAGTTCAAACTATATCCTCAATAATCCTACGTTTGTACAACACCCAGTATTACCTATTGCAATTGTAATCGGTATATGTTTACTATTATATGGATTCTTTAATAAGAACCGTACTATGGATTATGCATAAAGTTTTAGAAAGCAGGACACAAAGTAAAGTGTCTTGCTTTTTACAACGATTACATAAATAGACTGATGTAAAAATGTAGTCTCCTTTTTTTTGACTGACTATATTTTTTTGACTTACAAAAGGAAAAAGAAATGACGCAATTAATAAACCCACAAAAATTTACAGACACAGTTGGCCTTTTAAGGTCCTTTTTTTTGAGTAAAGGCTTCCTAGAAGTCCATACACAAAACAGACTGTCAATACTAGCCGCATGTGAAGATCCATTCAATGTAGCAACATACAACTATGCAGGCCAAGTTTGGCCACTACCACAAACAGGCCAGATGTGGTTAGAACATGAATTACTAAGCAAGCCCGATAGCCAGGGCTTTTTTTGTGTCAGCACGAGTTATAGGCAAGAACCTAATGCAATACCCGGCAGACATGATATTATCTTTCCAATGTTTGAATTTGAGATGCCAGGCGATATTGACGATTTAAAAGCAATGGAATACGAACTAGTAGATTACTTAGGCTTTGAAAGACCATACGAAATGACATATGCTGATTGGCAAAGCCATTACGGTGTTGAAGGTGAACTAGAAGCAGAACACGAAATTAAAATGTACGAAGACTTTAAAACTGCAATGATTACAGACTTTCCAGAGTTTACTAGCCCATTTTGGAATATGAGTAGATATCCAGGTGAAACAGAATCAAAGAAGATTGATGTTATACTAGGTGGTATGGAAACAATAGGATCAGCAGAGCGTTCATGTAACGTAGAGCAAATGAGAGATACATTCCATACTATTACTGAAGGTGCTTATAGTGAACTATTGTTTAAACTATTTGGAAAAGATAGAGTACAAGCAGAACTAGAAGAGTTCCTAAAGTTTGACTTCTTTCCAAGAGTAGGTGGAGGCATTGGTATTACACGAATGATTCCAGCACTAGAAGGAATCCAGAAGATATAAGTTATAATCTGGGGTGATGAAATTGGTAGACATGCATGACTGTTAATCATGTGGTAATAACTCGCAAAGTATTTACCGTGGAGGTTCGAGTCCTTCCCCCAGAGCCAACTAAATACTAGTATGGAACGTACAAAAGAAGAAATAATGGAAAACATAGATCATATCATTGATCAATATGTACAACCCGCAGTAGCTCAACATGGCGGATTTATACGTCTACAAGACTTTGATATGGAGTCAGGTCGTGTACTTGTGATGTTACAGGGTAGTTGTAGCGGTTGTTCTAGTAGTACAATTACACTTAAAATGGGCGTTGAGAATATGCTAAATCATTATGTACCTGAAGTAAATGCAGTGGATGGTATAGACGATCCCAACTACAATGATCCATTTTATCCATAATTAATTTCAAACTATTTTATAAGTTATTGAAAACACAGGAAACTTTGTTGAATAAAAAGGTTGACAAGTAAGGCATCTTACTGTATACTAAGAGTATAAGCTAAAAAATTAAGGATTACATACTATGAAAACATTTACATTTGAAAATCATTTAGGTGAAACATTTACTGGCCAAGCAGTTAACGGTTCAGATTTAATGGAACAGGCTAACGAGGCTGTGTTGTGGTCTAACTGGGTTGACGGAATGTGGAACCAAGTAACTGAAACAAAGTTTGTTTGGATAGTAGGTAGATATTTCGATTAAAAGGTTGACAACAAGACATCTTGGTGCTATAATGGTTATATAATTAGATAGAAAGACGATAATGAATAAGACAATACTTACAGACTGTGATGGAGTTCTACTAAATTGGGAAGCCACTTTCTCAACTTGGATGGCACAACATGGATATAACAAAACAAACTCCAATACATA